CTGAAGCCCGGCGATCCTCGCGGTGAGGTCGTCAATCTCCCGCAGCTGGTCGCGGTAGTAGACCGCATCCGGCACCGGCGTCAGGCTGTTGCGCTGCAGCGTGGCGTAGGCAGGGCGCGGGCACGGGAAGAACCCCGTCAGGTTCAGCGGAGGCTCGCGCTCCTCGAGTACGTCCGCGACACCATCCGAAACCCAGATGCATTTCTTCGTCGGCTTGTGCCACATCTCCCAAATGGAGACCTTGCGAACGCCGCGGTCCTTGGACCGCTTGTCACGGTCCTCGGGGCGCTCCTGGAAATTCATGTCCTCGGGCACGCGGCCGAACCGCGCCTTGACCTCGGCCTTGGTTAGCCACACCTGCCGCGCGACCCACTGAACCTCGGACCACTTGCGGGCCGGATCGCAACGGAAGTCCTTGCGGCTGATGTGCGCCGCGCTCGGCACTTCCAGCCCGTCGCGGTCGATAATGCGCAGCCACGCCACCGAACGGGCGGCCATCGCCAGGTCGTCGCGCTCAAGGATCAGCGTATCGTGGAGCTCGTCGTTCTCGACATCTGCGACCAACGCACGTTCGAGGATGTCGGCCGCCTTGCGAGGGAGAGGCTTGCGATCCTTGAACTTGGACGTGACGACCGGAACCGGGGGCCGCGAGTACAGACTCGGCCGCTGGACCTCTAGGTTCGCCCACAGCATCTGATACTGACGGTCGCCCCGGTTCTTCGTAAGCTTGCGCAGCGACGAGTAGAGGTCGTCAAGGTTGTCGCAGACCTCGTGGTATTCCTTCTCCTCCGCGTCGCGCAGGAGCTTCATCCACGGGGCGGCGGTGCCCTCCTCAATCGGTTCAGCCATGGGTCGGGAACATGCCGAACAGCCACAGGACGCCCATGAGCAGCCAGAACGGCGCCCAGATCACGGCAAGGATCATCGCAGAGTTGACCGCGTAGAACGGCAGGCCGGCAGTCAGTTCAATGGGCTTCATGTTACCGCCTTAGCTTGATCCGATGGTCGCGCTCGGGCGCGTCGGGAATGTCGTACAAATGCGGCGCCCAGTTATCGACATGCGATGGCGTCGCTTGCGGCTTGCTGATCCACGGCCGCGACATGCACCCGTAGCGCCACTCATCCGCGGCATGGTCTTCAGCGTCGGTGTCGAGGTCTTCGGCCTTGTCCGGGTCGTGCTGCAGCGCAGGGATCGTCCGGATGCTGTCCCGGCACGTCTTGAACGCGTAGATCATCGGCACGCCGTTGATGCCCACCAGTCGCGAGCGCATCTGGTCCCAGCCGCCCATCATGCCGCGTTGACCGACGCGCTTGTTGTCCGCGGGCCTGAACGTGACGCCCTTGGCGAACATCCGCTCCGCAATGCTCGGCCCGCCGTCCTGCGCGAATGCGGCAGGATCGAGCACCGAATACGATAGCCCCTCGTCGTCTCGTTCCAGGATGCCCTCGGCCACTTGCTCGGCCGTCAGCCTCAGGCCACGCTGCGGCCCTGTCGCTCCGTACCACTCGCGGTAGCGCACCATGGCGCCCCGAGGCAGCACGTTGCGGCCATAGATGCCATTCTCCCCACACACCGCCCACCAGCCTACGCTGAAGGGCGCTGCGAAGCCCCAGTCCATCGACCGAAACTTGATCCAGTCGTCCGGGATCGTGAACGGCTCGATGACGTGCTTCTTCTCATCCCACGCATCGAAGAACGCGCCCTCGATCGCGGACCAGTCACCATCGAGCCAGGCGCGCACCAGCTCTTTCGAGCCGACCATGCGCAGGCGATCGAGGTAGGCCGGATCAGCGTCCAGCAGCACCCGGTTGTCCTGGATGCGCGACGGGATCACCGCGGCCGGTGTCGTCCCCTCGTTTACCGTCACCGTCAGCCGCTTGGGCATCAGCGGGAACGGGTATAATCCAAAGCGTTCCCTTATCCATGTCTGGCCCGGGCCGCCAGGGTTGCCGGTCAGGATCATCTGCACCGGCACGCCCATGGACGAGCGCAGCACGCCGAACATGCGGTCAATCGCATCGGGCACCGGGTAGGAGCCCGCCTCCTCGATCCACACGTCAGTGACGTTGCGGCCCTGGTATTCGTCCGCGTCGCCCACCTTGTCGAGATAGGCAAAGGTAACGCGTCCCCCATGAGGCATACGCCAGATCGAGGTCGTGCGGTTCAGCTTGCCGCCGAGTGGCGTGTAGAGCTGCGCGCTGCGCTCTATCGCATCCTCGGACGATACCGTCGTCCTGCGAAACATGATGGCGTTGAAGTTCGCGCCGTATTGGCTTTCCTTGTAAGCCCACTTGCCCAGAACGCCGTCAGTCTTGCCGCCACCGCGCGCGCCCCCGAAGAACACCAGCGGGAGCGGGCATTCCATGAGCGCATGCTGTGGTCCAGCCTGTGGCGCCCAGACGTATTCAGTCGCCACCGTGCTTTGCTGCCCACTGCTCCGGGGTGAGTGGCGCGGCTGCGACGATGCGTTGGATCACGTCGCCCGAGTGCTCGACGGACTGCATGTCGGGCAGCACCTTCTTGAGAAGTGCAACGCCCGCAGAGACTTGCGTGGCCGATAGCTCTACCGTGCCCTCAACGTGTCCGAGCAAACGGTTGAGAATTTGGGAGTTTGCGATTTTAGTCCTGTGCTCGTCTGACATGACGAAGCCCTTGGGACGCCCGCGCCCTGCCATCAGACCAGGCCGGCTATCCGCAGGATGATGACTGCCACTGCCACGAGGATCAGGATGCCTATGGCGCGCTCGACGCTCATAGCGGGTTCGCCTCTACGTCTGCGCGCATCTGCGCGATTGCCTGGTCGACGTGCTCGCGCGACGGGCTCGTTACGCTGATGCACAGGCTTTCCGTCCTGGTCGCGCCCTGCTGCCGGCCGACCACGTGGTATCCCTCGCTGATCGGCAGGAGGCTGACGGTGTGGCAATGCGGCGCCATGGCATCGCGGGCGATCTCGGCGGCCTCTAGCGTGGTCATTTGCTCTCCCCAAAGTGGAACCGATAGAGCGCCTTTGCTATCCGTCGCAGCTCGGCGCGTTGCTCGGGTGTCTCGGCGAAATACTCCCCCAGGAGCTCCTTGAAATTCGCCGGGCGAGGTGCGGGCGGCAAGGTGGCCTGATACGCGGCTCGACGCTGTGCGTTTGTCATTCGCTTAGCCTCGATCCGAGCTTAAGGGGTAGCTTGCTGTTGTCCACGTCGCGGTTGACCTCTGCATCGAGCAGGGCGGCCATGACCTCGCGCAGTTGCGGGGTGTTGGGGATGGTGGCGCCCATCTGCCGCAGGAGCCCGAGGGCGCGGTCAACCTGCGCGTCGCTCTTGGCCATCAACGCCCCAAACGAGAAAGCGCCCGAGAGTTGCCTCCGGGCGCGGAAATCCAGCGTGCCCGAATGGTACGGGGGAAGTGGCATTTCGTCAAGGGGCTAGGAACGCGCCCGAAATGCCCAAGACGCACACGATCATGAAGCTGGTGAAATATGCTGAGAACACGCACTTTCCGACAGTGCTCCCGAAGCCCCACCCCCACACCATGAACCCACAACCCACCCACCCGAGCAGCGTTCCAATCAATGCCGCCATCATGCCGCCTCCTTGTCGATCCCGTAGACGATAGCGCACTGGTCCAGGGCTTCCCGCAATGCGGTGTAGACCCGAGCGGCCTTGCCGCGGTCCCGGGCGCCCAAGCCCTCGCCGAAGCATACCACGGCGATCAGCAGCGAATACCGCGACGGACCAATGCGGTTGAGGATCGTGCGCGTTCGGGCGTTGGCGTGCGCCCATTTCTCGGCCTGCGCGTCGGTCTCGTGCACGACGCCCCCGACGGGCGGGATGGTGCTGTCCCGTGACGGGGAGAGCGAGCCCCAGACCCGGCTATAGGTTGCCTCGAAGGCTACGCCTGCCGCCCATTGGCGCGGAGTGATGGTGCCGTGGCCGCGGAGCTTGCCGAGAAGGTTGGGATGGTGGTTCGTGTAGACCGCGAGGGCGCCGCGGGCCTCGGGGCGAACGTAATCCCCGTGACGCATGGTCTCGCGCGTGGGGCCGATGGGCTTCTCTTGTGCGATCATTTGCGCATTCCCCCACCGCCACCGGGAATGGTCTCGTATGTGTTGGCGCGCTGGTTGGAATCCTGCGACCGCACTACCGCAGCTGCCAGTTCGTACATGGATCGCGCCAGATCCGCTTCCTTCTCCCCTCTGCCCTGGTATCGCAAATACAGGTGCCAGAGATCCCTTTCAAAGTCGGTCATGTGCGGTCATGCTTTCCACGTGAGGGTTGCTGATGCGGCCCGATACGGCTTGCCCTTGACGAGCGTCAGCCGGGCTCCGTCCGGGATGTACACGCTCTTATCTTTGAACATCCACCACGCCAGCGCCACGGCAATCTCGCGCTCGGTGAACGTCACGGATTTTTCTTCGGTCATGTCGATTAGCCCTTGCATAAGGGGACGCGTGGCGTTATGTTGAGGGTATCAGAGGGAGAGACGAGATGACCGGAACATGGACCTTCACCGCAGCCTTCGCGACAAAGACGGAAGCCGACGAGTTCCACCTGACCATCTGGCGGCACACCGGGATTGATACCGTCAAGCGGGGGAACACCGTCCATGTCCGCGGTATTTCCCACGCCGAGCGGGGATATGCCAAGAACGTCGCCAACCGTATCGCCATGGGATTGGTCGGAGATGCCGAGGTTAGGGCCGGGATGCTGGCAGCCGAGCGCACCGCATGACCGACCGCAAGACCCAGAAGCGCCGGCTCGAAAGGGCCGGCTTCCGCTTTCATAGCGGATGGCTCCCTGAGACGAACCCGGCTGGGCTGCGCTTCGACGCCCAGGTCGAGGCGTTCCGGTCCGAGGTCGAGGCATTGCAGGCCGAGGAGCCGATGCCGCGAGGATGGCCGAAGGGGAAGCCGCGCAAGCCATAGTCATCGCTTCACCTTCCAGAACACCCACACGAAGATGGCCCCGATTGCCACCAGTCCGACGACGGACACGATGTCGAGCGGGCTCATTCGTCGCCCGCCGTGAGAGCTATCCCGACCATTGCGACGATCATCGCCAGAATGATCAGGCCGGTCATGCGCCGCCCTCGGGCTTGGAGCGGAGGGCGCGGATGGCGGCTTTAGCCCACCCGTAGACCATGGCAGGGCGAGGATCATACCCCACCGCCGCAAAACGAGGGGCGTCGTAACCAGCCTCCGATGCCTCAACCGCGGCTAGCGCCTCCTCTAGCGCCGCGTCCCGTGCCTCGCGGCGGGCGGCGGCGAGC